GCTTTGTTTTCTAATCCATTAGCAAATCGTAATTGTCTACCAAAATTGTTTATTTTTATATCATTTATAGTAGATAATGTTTTTATATCTGCGTTAGAGCTAAAGTTGGCAGCAGCGGATCTTATCTTCTTTGTTTGTGTTTCATAATAGATCCATATAGCATTTGCTAAATCTGGACTATTCCATTTGATCATTTGGCTAGGGTGGTCACCACTCATTGTAGTGGCATCACCTCTACCTTTACGCTTTATAAGTTTACCAGGAACATCTATTTCAAAGTTTTTGCTTTCTGTAGCAGCGGTTTTAGGTATATCCTCTGGGTCAGAGTTTGTTACTAAACCACCATCAAATATTGGTATTTGAATTAAACTCATATAAAGGCAGATCCATAAGCATCGGTCACTGTGTGTGGACCGCTAATTCCTTTTCCTGATACTTGAGCTTTAGCATTCGTCTTATCATTTACATATCTACTTAAAAACATATTTGATCTATTGCTATCACCCTCATCATCACTTAGCATAGACTTAGCATAATTAACTAAAGCATTATGATATACATTAGGTATTAATGGATTGTCGCCAGCTGTTGAATGGGCGATTGCTACACCATTTAATATTCCTATTCCACCTAACCCTAAAGATTGCCAATTTGTTAATAATGTAGCATAATCACCAAATGATGTATTCCACATTTGCTCTTCTTCACCATCATTAATAATCTTACAGTTATCTACAATAACTTGGTTTGATTCAGCCGCTAAACTAGATACAATTAAATATCCGGTTTTTTGGGCCACATCTATTACATCTTCAACTATTGCTGTACCTA